GTCTTCTTCACGGCGAACTGCTCAAAACGCAGGACGGGCATGGCTTGGAACAAGATTTCCTTGGACCAAATCTGTTGGATTGCTGGGGAAAGAGTTGCGTCACTTGAGTAGCCTGTAGTCGTAATTGAACTAAGACCTGCTCCTGTGATCGCACCTCCTACTGGGGCGGGAAGGGCCATATTATTATCCTCCGTGGATAGTTAGTTGGGTTAGTTGGTTTTAGAAACGGCCTCGGGAAGTCCGAGTCGCTTGCATGAGCCGTTCGCGCATTTTCGTGTACTGATCCATCGGCATATTACGGATATCATCCGCAGACATCGTTTGGTATTCCTGTTGGTTGTCCATTGGCCCAGTCGGGGGCGCAGTTACCTGCGGTCCCCGCAGACGACCACTTTGTGAGGTCGCCTGTTGGATTGATTCAATTATAGCACTACTACGATCACGAAGTACTGCAATACTGTTTTCAATATCTTCTTCACTATTACCCGCAATAAGGTCAATTAATTCCGGGATAATAGTTTCCTGCTCTTCCGTCACACGGCGTTGACGATAAGACTCAATTTGCTGGATGCGTCGTTCTTTTTCAAGAAGCGCTTCCTGCACTTGGCGCTGTTGTTCCATGTCTTCAAACTTGGAACGCCATTCCTGCTCAACCTGGTTAATGCGCTGGTTGAACTCATCTTCGCGCTTAGAGAGAAGTTCCTTTGCGCTGAGTTCCTGAATCTCACGCTGGCGGAGGATTTCAGACTCAGACTTGGCGCGCTCCTCGGCTTCTTTGCGAGCGACTTCGCGCTCCTGAGCGATGACACCCAATTGCTCTTCAAGGGTCTTGACACGACCGTCAGCGTCTTCAACGCGGCGATACAACTTGTCTTTCTCCTGACGGCGAATTGCTTCAACCTCAGTCTCAGTGAACACGCGACCCTCAGTCTTAGGGGCATGCTGTTCTTGGGATGTGCTTTCAACGGGGATCATAATCCCGTCACCATTAAAGGTGTTACTCATTTTCCTACCTCTTTGTTGTTGGGCTTTTATTAGCAGTTGTTAAATAACGGTTTTATTCTTCGTTGGGCACACGACGCTGGGCAAGCCTTGCTCCGTATGCTCGTTGAATTATGTTGTTAACCATCTGTCCCTCGGCGTCACCGATACCTCCCATAGGAGGACCTGCTTGTCCTTCGGCTGTGTTTTCATCACCAGATACTACACTATTCTCTCCGTCTTGTCCGGGGAAAATACCAGTAGTAATCATTACTGCTTGTTGTATTTGAGCGCGCACCATATCTAGTGCACCTTGGTCCAATGCGTCGTCACGCAATTCCTCAAAGATTTCAAGCAATTTCTCACGGGGGAACTCTTCACCAAGAGCGCGCAATGCGCCTTCTTTGGACTCTAAACCAAGAGCCATCTTGGCTTGAACTTCGTTAAGTTTGATAAGAACATCAACGGGCAATGGCTCAGGCCAGTGGACCTGTGTTTGGTAGGTAACAGGGTCAGCGGGGTCAAGTACATACGCCTGATCAGGCTCGGGCATTGCCCCAAGACCTGGGTTGTACTGAAGCATTTGAGGTTCAAATACAGCCGCTGTACGGATGATTACTTCGTTGATCTTCTCTAGACCCTTAGTGAAGTGAATCTTCTTTTGGTTGTACTTATTCATCATTGGCTGGTATTGGATAGCCAATGCCACGCCCGATGTATTAGAGACTGGTTGGAACTGACCTAAGGCTGTCTCAGGTACACCAGTAATTTCATGCATGGCGCGCTTAATGAATGTGATGTACTCCAAGGCACCAGCCATGTTTCCACTGGATTCAAGGTTGAATACATTGGCTTCCTTAGGAAGACCAGCCCAGACCTTCTTAGGTCCACGCTCCAACTGGCTTGCCTTGGCGCCAGTGATGATAGTGACTGGTGCGGCGTGGTAGTTAATAATGTCCGATACTTCGGTCATCTTTTCGTTTAGTTCGCGGTTCAGAGAGATGATGTCCCAAATATCTGACTGACCCCATGGTGATGATGAGATAGTCATGTTAGGAATGTGGACAATCGGGATAACACCAATGGCATTGTCGTACTGGTCAATCAGTTCATCATTGATGTACTGCTCCACAGAATCCTCAGTCAGGATTTCGGTGAAGGTGTACACCTGACGGGTGCCCTCAGGACTGGTGCCCCAAAAGCGGTACTTCAACTTGAACCGCAGGATGCGATCACGGTCGTGTGGGTGATACTCGGGGAAACAATGCGCTGGGTTCAGCGGGATAATACGGATACGACCAGCATGGGTAATACCAGCAGAATCAACAAAAGGTTCTTCGTAGGCGACTTTGACAAAGCAGTCACCAGTTACACCAGCCAACTGACCCATTTCCCATAAGACATAGTGCTTAGAGTTATGTTGTTCCCATACTGTTTGGAGCAGATGCGGGATGATGGCTGCGTTTTGTTCTGGCGTTTTGAACTGGATACCCTTACCAAAACAGAAGTTAGTGATGTAGTCCGACATGGTGCGGACATAGTTCATTGTGATGTTCTGTTCGCCCATCTCACGGCGGTAGGACCAGTGGTGACCGAGGTACCATGCCCAGCACGATGAATAGCGGTTTAGGCGCGGTCCATGTACTTCAAATTCCTCATCGGCTAATTCCACCAAGCCCAAAGGCGAGATAGAAACCGTGAGGTCGCTAGATGATGCTCTGTAGGATGGTGACCAAAAGTCAACGGGCATTGGGGTTAATCCTTAGGTAATCCGAGTTGTTCGGCTAAAATTGATGCTTCTACGCCGACCATTTCTTGACGAGGTGGAAGAATGCTTACACGGCGTCGTCCCGATGTGGGGTTAATGCCCTTGTCTGTCACAAGAGGTGAAGTTCCCTCATGCCAAAATTGATCTGGATGTAGATGCGTAGGAATTCGGATATCACCCAAATAGGACTTGTTGGCTGTGGGTCCAACATTACCTATGGAATCTTGACGACCCAATGCCCCAATTTGCATAGCGGCTTCAAGACCACCAGCAGTTTTTGGTAGTGCTACAGAGGTATCTTGCTGGACAATGCCAGTTGACGGGTCATGCCAGCCACCTTGAATCATATTTGCGCCTGGGGAACCCAGTACATCTGCGTTTCGTCGGTTAAAGTCAAGAAGTTGGGTAGTTGCAGGTTCAGAGGGGTCTACTGGAACTTCAGCCCCGCGACCTGATTCGGGTGCATAACCAACAGAAAGAACATTACGAGCAGGACCACCTGCACCATGACCAGATGTGCGTATAGAAAACCCATCATCAGGATTTTGTGGCCCATGCTTTGCAATTTCAGCGGGTGACAGTTCACCACGACGAGTATCAGCGCGTGAACCTCGGTTTTTACGGCGTAGACCCATTAACTGTCCCCTGACTTCTTTATCTTTACGGGAGTAATAGACCTAATCATACCACGAGGAATATGCATAGGATTTGAACAAATCAGTATACCATCATCGTCGTAATAGAAGGACGAGTACAAGGACAAGTACTTCTCGGCGTACTCGTCTATAACCCAACCAATAGTAATGGGGTCAATAATGCGTGGTTCGTATTTGGCTGGGTCAATCCAACCACCAGGTCCGTCAAAGGCGTCATCCCAAACGACAACGACTGCCTTAAGGTTTTCCTTGTCAGACATACGACCCCCACTAATCATTCCGGAGAGTAAACCTTACCACGGAAAAAAGCGGTCTTATTATGGATAGGTATCTGTTCATACCAAAAGGCGCCTTCGCCGTCCTCATAAGACACTACGGCTAGACCCTGTTGCCAGTCCTCCACAATGGTCATTGGGCGACCGTCTAGGTCTATACCGCCCTTGGTACTGGGTACGGCACCGTCACAGCGGGCTAGTGTCCCTGGGGACGCCGCCATGATGGTCTTTGCCCCATCCCAGTCTTCTCGTGACCGTTCAGCCCATTCCCTACGGTGAATGTGCCCGTAGATGACGGATACCTTGCTGTCGTTGAGGTAGGCGTGGGCGGTTGAACCGTTAGACCTGACCTTATTTCCGTGGATGACTTTGAGCCTTTGATTAATCCATACTTGTCCAGCAGGGTAGCCAGCCACATAATTAACCCCGTAATCATTGAAACGACATAGATAAGGCACACTAAGGCAAGGCCAAGAGTCTGGAGTATTCCCCCGACGCAAGCCGAACGAAACCTTTGCATTGTCCAAGATGAAGTTGACGAGGCGTTCTTCATGGTTACCTGAAATCCAATCTATGACGGCGTTTGGTGCTATGGCACGAAGTTCCGCACACAAGGTTGTGGCGCGGTCAATAGATGCCTGAGTAGTAATTGCATATGCTGGGCTGAGACGGTACTTACCAAACTCAGGAAAGTCAAGGTTGTCACCGACCATGATGATTCGGTCAGGGTTCAACTTCTTGATAATTGCCATGGAGATAGAGAGAGCCTCTTCGTCATGGGTGGGTTCCAGACTCCCGTCAGCATTTCGGTAGTAACCGATCTGCATGTCGGGAAGGATAACCGCTACTTTGTATCCCTCTGTATTACTTTGGGTTACTTTGCGTACTGGGAGTTTGATTGAGGGTCCTGGTTGTACCACGGGCCATTCAGGTCCCTCAGCCCACTTGGGGTTGAATTGGATACCCATGAGGTCGTGAACCTCAGCCTGACCTTGGTCATTCTTAGTGAGTGACTGGTAGAGGGATACGCGCTTGATTGATCCCACTTCTTCAACATCAATGTTATTACGGTTTAAAAGTTCCGCAATCTTTCCCAATGTTGCTTTTGCTGGGGGTGTTCCTAAATCATCACTAAGGCTTGCCACAACTGCACTTCCCCTTTATATGTCGTTCTATGGTGCTTCGGCTAATTTGATGTCCGTGCTTAACTAGCACATTTGCTAACCACATAGAAGAATATACCTTAGACCTACCCTTACCGGGGTCAGTCATGATTCGTTCTAATGCGGTGTTTAATGCGACTAGTTCATCTCCGTGAAGTTCGTCCCTAAGGGTGGCAATACCACACCCCCAATTAATGGGACCACGCGAGAGCAATTCGTTACTTAACTCGCTCAACCTTCTGCTCCTTATTGTGTGACATTTTCTGGATTCCTCCAAGAACTGATAACAACCGTAGCACCTCTTGCTCCTCTGTGTGACCACGAGGCGCAAGTCTCGTAAGATATTGTGTAATTAATGCGGCATCTGACGGGCGCATACTCTCTCCTTCTACTGGGAAGGAAAGGTTATCAGAGCCTGAAAGTTGCGGTTATTGTGATAACAAGATAGAGTGTAAAAATATGAGAACCACAACAATAATTTTATCAACTCAAGAGTTTTTAAATATCTATGAGACATTCCGCCTACATCATGACAATCAAGAGTTAGACAATTTAGGGGAAGAAATGACAGAAGATATGATGAACAAACTTCTTGATGCTGAGGACATTGCCTGGAACACTATTAGTTCCATAGTTAAAAGAGAAGGTTTATAAGTCTTCGTATTCTTCGTGCTGACCCGTGTTTCTCAGGTATTCATGAAAGTCAAAACCACGAGTACGATCTCCCTTTAACTGTTTATACCCAACCCAAGCACGGGCTTGGGCAACATTTGGAAGCAATCCACGCTCTTTTGCGACTCTGTTGTAAACATGAGCCAAACTGTTATACCCACTCAAACTACTTAGGTCACGAGTGTCACCAGTTAGTACATGACCAGTCAAAGCATCATGTGCGTGACGATCAATAGTAACAAAGTTTGGGTTAGATGGGTCCGCCAGGTTTTCAAAAAAGTTAGGAGTTTTTAAGGCAGTGCTACCAGGTACAACAATGCTTGCACGAGGATCAGCACCTTCTAATATGTTCCTAGCCTTATTTTGATGTTCAACTGAACCTCGGTACCAATGGCCTTGTGAGATTGCACCACCTTTTGCAAGTTGATGAGAAACGATAAGGTTTCTATCCCATTCATTCGCAGGGCTAGTTACCGCAAGAAGACCTGCACCAATTTCGTGTGCTGGAGCATGCTCAGCACCACTTAAAAGTCCAAGTTTTCTCGCATGCTCATGACCTTCCTGATACCAGGTATCCCCAGCATGCTCTTGCTCAGGAGTTAATGTATCTAAAATTCTATGCAAGTTACCTGACATAACATTCATACGACGAGTATTAACAGACAATTCAGAAGATGATGGTTTACGACCAAGTTTTGGCAATGGTCCAGTACCAGACCATCCCGTTGGTTGTTGGAAACCTTCACCTAACGATCTGACAATACGAAGAGGAGCACCAGCCATTAGAACGCCTGAATCTTTCCGGGCTTGTATGAACTATGCCCAAATCGGCCTGGAGCGTAAGAAGTCTTACCAGCCTTATAACGGTTATAAGAAGACACACCCTTACGGCGCAACTTATTAGAATCAAACTTCTGACCAGGGTTAGTAATCGTAGACTTGCCGTATTTACGGCCTTCTAGGTCTAACTTCTCAGACTTAAAGTTTTGCATCGGATCAAGCACAAATTCACCAATACCTGACGCATAGCGAGGCATGTTGAGTGCTACTTTGCCACCAAGGGGGCTAGGTACGAAGGGGCTAGAGATTTTGGTAACAAGACCAAAGTTGTCAGCGCGCGCCGTAACAAGTTCGTTACCTTTTTGGACGCGACGAAACATCCCCGCAACCGCCTGATAAGTAGACAGTTCCGGAGATGACCCAATCGTATTACTCGGTACCGGGCCAGTTACCGAGAAGGACTCGGCATCGCCCATGATCAGTCGTAAACGACTGTTGGGTTCGGGCGGTTCATGTGACCACCCGTGTTGTACGAGTATTCAAATTGCGGGATGTAGTCTCCAGCCATTGAACCCTGTACAAACTCACCGAGTACGGTCGGGGCTTCAATCCACGAAGACGACCCAATGTGGGCGCGCTCGCGCATTGTTTCCTCAGCGTACTTGTAGAACATCTCAGGGTTGTTATGGTTCTGTCGCATGGGCGACGGAGCGGTGTCCTCATAAGCACCAACGCCGAAGTCATAAGGGACATCGGTATCGGTGGCTACGCCTTCTTCAAAGCGGAGCGGGCCACGGTTACCCGGGATGCTTGGGGCGTACGAACGCTCAAACACTGGGGTGCCTTTTTCTGGAAACATGGGAACAGGTGCAACTGCCATCTATGGATTCCTCCTAGTAGGGGTTTATCTTTACTTATCGTACCATAGTTTACCTGTAAAAGGGAGAGTTAAATGACTCAACCATTGGCATCACTTCTAGTGCTGTCATACTGCAAGCAATTGCAAGAGAATCTGGGTAGTCATCAAAGGCACCCTTCTCATCAGGAGCGGCGGCTAGTAGATATGGACCACGGTAAATCTTTTCAAGGTCGCACATCTGCTGGTTGAACTTCTTCCATGATCGGGTACGGCGCGCCTTGGAATGCCCAGGAATAATCAACTGCTCCCGTTGCATTAACTCGGTTAGGTGGACCCAACGCTCGTTCTGAGTTTTGGCGTCAGACGAGACAGCCAAGACCTCAATCTCAGGGAGTAGGAGTTGTAGTCGCTCGGTAACAGCGCCACCCACGCCTTGGGAGTCCACGCCAATGCGGTAGACATCAAAGTTACGAATGAAGTCAATGATTTCAAAGTATTGCTGTTCCCACTCAACATTGTTGATTTCCAACCAGTCAAGGACGCGGTGCTCAAAGAAACCAAACCCGTCAGGATGGTCCCAGTCAACCCACACGGCTGTAGCCACGGTTGAGTCATTGGTTCGCGCCACATCTATACCCATGACAATGGGACTACGCCACCACTTCTTCACAATAGCCATAGATGGGTCGTACAGGCGCTCTAGTCGTTCCTCGGTAACAAACATACCCTTTTCCAAAATCCACTTGTTGCAGTAGGACATTTGGAACTCATCAGAGTCTTCTCCAATGCGGGTCTTTTCCTTGGCAATGAACTTACCGTAGTTATCATTGTATTTAGCGGCAACTCGCCAGTCGTATTCAAAGTGGGCCTGCCTGTGGCCCCGTCTGGCGTTTGTGTCACGGCGCTTATTAAACTGGATCATCTTATAAAAGTAAGACTTATTCCTAGTAGCCGTGCCCGTAAGAACAATAGAACCGTTGTTGAACGCCAACATTGGCTTAATTGACTTAGAAATCATGAACTCGTCAGCCTCTTGGGCTTCGTCAATCATGACGAAGTGGTAGGTCTTAGATTCAATCTTTGCCTTAGGGTTACAGGTCTGCATACGGCAAAGCGATCCTGACTTCTTCAGGCTAATAATACGACCCTTACCGCGGGCGCCACCTGATGCTGCCTTGTCGTCAATCTCAGGATCAAGCAGGAAGTTCATGGCATGTTCGCTAGTCAACTTGCTGACGATACGACCAAACACGGTGTCAGCCTGATCCTCAACAGGGGCGAACACACCGCACCAAAAGCCCTTATCAAACTTACCCAGCCATGTGGGGTAGACCTTGGACAGGCGCGGGAGAATGACCATCATGGATGCCATGACATTAGAAAGAACCTCAGACTTACCCGACTGGCGGGTAGCAACGAGGGTTATTTCTTCACCGTCGCCAAGGACAATTGATTCAATGATCCGATAAGCAATTGGGACCTGATAAGGGAACAAGGTGACATTAGTGAACTCTTCGGTAAAGACGATTAACTTCATGACCAGTTGGTCAACGAATTCCGTAGATGTTTCGTCTAGTTCTTCCTCTTGATAGTCACCAATGTCTTCGTTGTATTCCGTATCCTCAACATCTGATTCTTCACTCATAAGAGTAAGTATAAAACAAAAAGCAAGGCAGTATTACTTACTGATATCTCTGGAGGCGATTTCTTTTAATATCTCGTGGAATACTTCAGCGGCCTGGAGTACCTCATCGTTAGTACCATCACGGTAACGCCAGTTATCAAATGACTGGCAGGTGTAGATCAAACACTGCTCTCCCCATGTGGCTAATTCTGACTTAGTCATCTTTTGGAGTCGGGCAATTTTTGGGAGATCAGTCTTAGGTTTGCGTCGCATCATTTCCAGTCCCTGATTTCTTTTGCTTTGGCTTTAAGGAAGCGCCCCTGAACGGCGGTCATCAGACCGTCTTCCTCAGACATGTCAGAACCTACCTTAGAAATACCAATTTGAAAGGTATGTTTCTTAAGTTTTATTTGGATGCCCTTACCAACGCGCCAAGGAGCAGATGTCTGGCGCATAAATCCAGGTGCAATAAAGGGGGTGCCAGTAGGGATAACATCCCTACAAATCCAATAGACAGGACCCACTGCCTGGACGGCATTCATGGTATCCCTGAATATTAAAAACGATATAAAACAACTAATTAGTATGGCGATACCTGTCATGGGGGACATAATGATAATACTTACTATTACCCAAACAATTGACGACAACCACGCTGACATGGCTAGAAATGCTCTCATTGTAATTCCTTGTTGTTAAACGGGCCAACTGCTCTTAGTGTATCCAAATGGTTCAAGAATTTGTTTAATGCCTTTACCTTTAGAACTGTATTCACGGTAATTACGGTAGATATCTAATGGCATTGGTCCATATTTGTAAACGCCACTGGTAGCACCAGCGCGATTACGAAACATCACATACGCATAGCCAAGGATGTTATATGACGATCCGCCCTTGGAGCGGTCAGTTTTTTTAATCCTAGAGAATTGCTTAGAAAGGATACTTAACCCCTCATCAACGCTGTCCCCAATACCCATGTCTTCAGTTATTTCATCCTTAGTGGCGACAGGTACGAACACATGGGCCACGACGCAAGAACTCTTGGTCGGACCCATGTAGTACTGATCTACTGGTTGTACCCAGTAGACACCAAAGTCGTCACCGCTAGGAATGAGTTCATTCATACCCGCGTAGAGGTTTGTAGGTGGCAGACGAGCGCCAGTGGTCTTATCAATACGACCAGTGGAACCGCCGTCTTCTTTACCTTGTTCTAATCTGTCCCAGACACTTTGAGCACCTGGACCTAATCCTCGTTTTTTAGTCGCCACTATTTATCAGCCGAACATGGCTTTCCATGTCGTCGGACCAACAACACCATCATAGGTAAGACCTTTAGACTTCTGCCAGTTACGGACAAGTTCATGGGTCTTGGCGCCAAAGTTACCATCGGGCTTTGCACCAACGATTGCTTGAACCAACTTGACGGCGTCACCGTTTGAACCCTGTTTAACGGGTGTTCCTGGGTAGGCGAAGGTGAGCGACGGTGCGCCCGCTGGAGCAGGTGCTGGGGCAGAAGCAACTGATGCGGGAGCAGGTGCACCATTAGGAGCACTGTCACCGAGGCAGTACTGCCAGTGCCATGCCTCAAACTCTTTTGACTTCGGGTCTGAACCCTGCAAGTAGAAACCGTATGAGGGGGCGTTAGCGCACATCCACTCAAAACAAGCGCCACCCATTGATGCGGTCTTTCCGCCCTGATCATAACCAAGGTCAATAGCGAGACCCCAGCCATGGTTTGAACCCTTGAGACCAGTGGGGTCTGGAGCGGCTGAAGGGGCTTTGCCTTTCTTGAGGTACCAAGTCTTACCGTCATATTGGCGCTTTACGCCAGTACCAGTATCTTCGGTGACATAGCGATCAAGAAACATTGATAACTGGCTATCAAATGAGCGGTAGTCGCCCACATTCTTCAACTTGAAGCCAGCGGCGAGAGCGGCGTCGTACAACTTATTGAATTGCTCTGCAACTGGTGCGTACATCTTTCCGCCAGTCTTAACAGAAGCCAAAACGCTTGGGTTCAACTGACCATTCTTGTACTGCTTAAGTGCGGTTGGGACCACCAATTTGATGCAGGGGTAATTCATAAGTATCTCCTTTAGGCTGATCCACCGTGGATGCCAGTAGTTGTCTTTAACCAGAATACATTAGAAAACTGGTCGTCGTCGCTTGCAACAATGATCATATCACCCGGTGTGGGTACGGACCAGACACCACTAATTGCCTTACGATCTACATAAGAAAGAGGTAAGTAACTGTTTTCGCCCATAACATGGGGCAAAGATACATAGATTTCACCTGTGGTGCTGTTAGACGATTTAACAAGCGCCCTATAAATCTTGCCACCTGGATTAAACATTGGATTCTTCCAATTGTTTAATTCTTTCAGTTAATGACTGAACAGTTGCGTCAAGTTCTTTGATGGCTGAGACCGCTACTGAAAGAACTTGTAATACGCTGACGCTCTTAAGTTGGTTTCCAGTCCCAGAAATCGCAGACGGAATGACACCCTGCACTTCATCAGCAATAAAACCAACCATTTCATCATATGGGTTGTTGTCGCCAATAATCGGCTCACCATCATCAGTGAAACTTACAATATCAAGGGGGTTGAATGTTACGGGGCGTAGGTTGCGGGCGGCGTCAAGCCCTCCAAAATAGGAGGTTATATTTGTTTTTAAGCGCCTATCAGAAAAGTTTGCGGCTTCTGCTGAAATTACATTGTCAACCGTACAGTTAACAACTGGGTTTGCCCACCTAAAGCCAATAGAGTTAGGCGCACCGCCACCAATAGTGGCTCCTGGATAAGGAATACCACCACCACCGCTACTAACCCCACTGGCAACCCCTGAGGAATCGGAATAGGCTACTTCAACGCCAGCATGAGCCGTGTTATTAAAGTACCCATATAAACGCCATCTTGAATTTGTGTTGTTGTAATAGGTCTGAACATTATAAGCATCATCGTAATCGTTGCGATATAGGCGACTTGCTCCAGGTCTACCTGCACTAGTCCACATACCTGTCTGACCAGTAAGGTTAGATGACGCTAAAGCGCCAGTAAAGGTTGTTGCAGTGTGCGTTCCTGTTGTATTTGCGCCCGTAGTTGTTGTCTGAATTTTAGATGCGCCGTCGTAATGTATGTCTGTTTGACCATTACGCGCGCAAAGAATCCCCCACTTTAAGTTTGTGTTGTCATAAAGACCAAACCAAATACTCTGCGACATAAACACTGCATCACCATTTATGCTGTAACCAGCCCATCCTGAAGAAGTCGGTGTTCCCGTTACTTTAACAGAACCATAGTTTGTTGACGCACCTGTGACAGGTGTTAAATAATTTGATGCACTCCACCCGATGTTGCTAGACGCAGTTATCGTACCTGTAACATTTATGCCATTAACATTAACATTCAAAATATTGGTGTTATTAGCACCAATATAAACTCCACCAACACTATTGTTGCTGCGTAAATAAACATTAAAATTATCAAGAGCGTTCTTGCCAAGAAGAAGGTAACCCATGTTTCCTTCAATACCTGAGTGTGTTGCTGTAGTTGACCAATCACCAAAAGTTAATGCGCTTGAACTAACACCATCTACTGTTAACCCAGTTAAAGTACCTACGCCTGTGATACCTGTGTAAGAACCGCTAATACGCGCTGACGGGATAACGCCAGCAAGATCACTAGCGTCTGTTACATATAGAAGGCTACTCCACGCCGTGGAACCAGTGCCGACCTTAAGTTTTCCTGTATCTGTTTCAAATCCCTGTTCGCCAACGGCAAGGGTAGGGTTTACTGAGGCCCAATTAGCCGCAGTGTCACTTCTCAGTTGTATTAGGTCGTTCCTCGGCACTATCTTGCCCCTTCTGTATAGCGTCAATCGTAGCCTCTAGGACTGCGATACGCTGGGCCTGCTGTGAAATCTGGTTCACGAGCGATTCAACAATCTTGTTGACATCTAGTTGTACATTAGACATTTTGTTCTCCTTAGTTATGCGAGCGAGTCATGCTCTGCGGCAATGGCAGCGTGGGCAGATTCAATAATCTCAAGGTTACTCGTAAACTGAGCGACCTGAGTCTCTTTTGCTTCATCGTCAGGAAGGCTTTGTGCCACTAACAATGCGGTTTCATTGCTTAAATACTCTTGTTCCAACTGATTGAGACGACCAAGCAGAGCCTGCTTTTTGCCTTCTACGGGGTCAAGCGTTCTAAATTCCATTTTGTTTCTCCTGTGTTAGGTAGGCTTTATAGTTCCTGGTTGCTAATTTATCACATGCGCCTCGTGGTTTGCGCAACCGAGCGATACGCTGGATTTGTTGTAAAACCTTTTTTGCTCCTAGTTGTACATTTGCCATTAGTTATTCTCCTTGTTCTACCCATCTACAGGTATCTTCATCTAAAATCCACTCACCCTCGGCGGGTTTTATTGGTATAAAAGCATCTAATATTTCATCATATGTATATCCAATGCCAGCATAGTTCTTACGAAAGTTGCCGTTGTAACTTGTTTGCACCCAACGACCACCAAGATTGTCAAGTAACCATTGATAACCCTCATCACCATTCGGGTCGTCGTTATCGCATTTAATAACACTAATAACAATATTGTTTTCATCTAGTTTAGCGAAGTGGCTCATAGCAAGTACCTCACAACTACTACGCCTGAACCGCCATTGCCAGCGGTGTAACCATCAGTTTCTCCACCACCACCACCTCCTGTTGTACCGCTGACTGCAGCACTAGCAGTGCCCCAATCTCTGCCTTTTCCTCCACCACCAGTTCCACCAGTTCCGCCAACCCCATAAACACCTGCGCCTCCGCCACCGCCACCATAAACTGGGCGACCAGCAAATGGTGCTACGCCATTACCGCCA